CCGATATTTTACACAGGGCCCACCCCAAAAACCGAACATCACTGTAACACTCACCCCTAGGAGTCGATAATGTTAGAACTTTGTTTTCGGATTCTCTAGTTTATACTCCCCTGATGTTCAGAGAGTTACGTCCTTATCCTGATACGATAAGGATACGTCAGCAGAGGTTAATAAGATATATTATATTAACTTACTGATTATACGCAATGGGACGTGGAAGTATCTGTTAATAGCTTCCTTTATTAACAGTTAAATATGTTGGATTTTTATTTTTATTATAGAGTGATAATTTTTATTTTTATATAAGTTTTTGATTTTTATTTTGTTTTTATTTAGAGCGGAAATATAAAATGAAAATGTATCAGATTTTCACTTATATTGTTTATGGGTAAATAAAGCTCTGCGATCATCCAGTTCTACTTCCATAACTAAATGACGCGTTATTTAATGATTTTAAAACATTCGAAGCCAGCATAGTTCCTGCGCTGGCGGCCCCTGAAATCTAGGATATACCAGAAATTAAAGATTCTGCTTTTTCCATGAATTACTGAATATTAGATGCGGAAACTGATGATGAATTAACTTTATCTAAAAAGGAAGATACGGCTAAAGCTTTTTCAGATTCGAAGGTCATAATACTTGGTGTAGTTTAAATAACGGATTAAACGGCTTCGATCTGACTTTAATTAGATAAAGTATGGTCTTACTAAACTATATTTAAGTATGCTTCCATTGGTAAATATTCGATATTAGTCCACGTTTCGATGTATCCTAAGGTAATACCAGGAATACATCCTTGGAAATTAACAGCGATCATAGAATTATAATTTTAGTTTAGTGGTTTATAAGTAACATCAGTTGGGTCTTAAGGAATATAGATAATTCTTAAAGTTTTATCAACCCTATCGAAATTTGATATCCTTGATTTTTATAAAAGATTATCAGTAATTTGAGGAATGGTTTAGTTCAAGTATGTTGGTAAGAAAGCGCCCACTCTAGTTCCTTAGTTATTAGTTATTGATCCTGTATAAGTAAATTTCAAAACTGAGGAAACTATTCTGTATTTAGCAGCGACTTAACTAATGGTAAAGGCGCCTGTTTATGTAATAACTTTACCAGCTGCAGGTGGTGGAGCTATAGATACTGAATTCAAATTAGTCATTAAGTTATCATAAATCATAAACAGATTATCTCCTGATTATATTTAAGGAATAAATTAAACTTCAGCTAATCCAGATGTATTAGTGGTTACTTCTTATTTTTAATAATAATGCATTATACTTGATACTTAAGGAAAGGGTGTTGGAATTCTTGCTTAATAACCATTCTCAGGAAAGATAACAGAACCGATGTAGTTATTATTTTTCCGGTTTGATTTATCAACGATCCTTTGGATTATAGGTCTCATATATGATGACTTTCTGGATGGTCCTAGGCCTTATAACTTTCTGGGTATATTATTAATAATGGATTTAGGTCTTTTACCTTACGATTTTGATTTTATTTACACTTTTCTTTATCTTTACATGTTTAAGTTTTCTGATGGGTAGTTTTATTGCGTGGGTCCATGAACCTACATAAAATGGTTTTTCTGGTGCGACTTATGATAAATATTACCCTTCAGATTTTAAATTATAATATAACTTTTTCCCTAATGTATCTATGTAAGCTTGTTCTAATAATGACCAATTAACATCATAAGCATTAGCATATGATTTTAAGTGTTTTCTAAGTTCATAATGGTCAGTAATATTGGGGTTAAATCGTTTTGGTTTAATTTCTTCGAATATAGGGGCTTTAGCTCCCCAAGAATATAAACCATTTAGAACAGCTTCTCTATGTTACTCTTTAGTAAATTCATACTTTCTAAGTTTAACTATCTTATTTGAATAATGGGATTAAAAGATAGCTCTAAACGGATCTCGAGTAACTGAACAGTCATTGGACCCAAAGATGATTGTTTTTGATAAGAAATCCATCTTATCCATAGATACTATTATTTCTTTTATTTGTTAACCCAAACCGTGAATTCCGGATGTTTCAAAAGAATAAACTTAATGTATACGGCGAATAACTTTATTTAAATCTTTTCTTTCTATTATCATAGTGGCATCATCTCCGGATACGAATGCGGTATGGTGATTAGGGAATTTAGACATTATATATTCTATATAAGATAAAACTCTAAGTGTATTACCCCAGGTGGTTCTTGTTGGATGACCAGAGAAAACAGTTCCTTTAACTACTCCTCTCAATTCTATCTTCTTTGTAGTTTTATTTAACATTAAAAATGGTGAGGAAGTATCAGTTAAAGCCCTTAAAACTTCTTTGTACATATCAGTTGGAATATTTAAATGTTCTTAAAGTTTAGGGAATATTGTTGGAAATACTGCTTTTATTACTGCTACATCGACTGCGGATATTATCTCCTCATGTTAATTTCTATCGTGAGAAGATCCGTCCCATGATACAAAGATTGGATCGGAATGTTTACTGACTGCTTCTTATAGTTTACATTATAAAGCTCCAGTATTCAAACCGTGAACAAATCCTGGTAACACAGATTTAGTCGCTTTTATTATTAAATAGTTGAAAAATCCGCCGATGACCTTTAATTCAGTAGAAGGATTAAATAAATTTCTAGGTCTTTAGTCGATATCATTAGGAGATGAGACGTTAGTTATCTCACCAGTTTTAACCATAACTTCTAAAATTGATGGAATTTTCTTTGTTATTAAAGCAGTTTCTAAACCTTATCTATATCTGTTTCTCTTATTTTCGTCGAATGATGATAGATAATCATCTAAGTTAGATTACAAATCCTGTTTTATGTATTATTCGATCCCGTTAATGATTTTAGGTAAAAATTATTATTATAAGAAGATAGTATAATCATTAAACATTTCAGGTTCAGGATGTAATCGACCACCTCCATGTCTTCCAAGTATAGTATAATATTAGTTGATAATACAGCCCTCATGTGCGACGCTTCTATATAATCCTTTAGAATCCTCGAATTATATACCTGATCTTTAATAATCATGAACGACGGCTTTATTACAGGTACATTGTTTTAATAAATTTTAATAAAGATTATGATCTATCTTTTGTGCGCACTATGTAATGGTTACAGGTGATAATCCTGGCGTAAAACAATCTTTATAAAATCGGGCTGCTGGGACATGGAATCTGTATAAATTTTATAATGGGGTTTTTCTATTCCATTATTATTCGAATGTTTCTAATGTGGGATCTAGTAAATCTTCATTAATAGGGTCAGTAAATTGGAATAATTGGTGAAAAACTGACTTATTGGATACTAACTTTAATCTTCGAGCTGCTAAAATATGTGACCGTGATTCCATCTTCTTTTATCTGGTCTATCTTTCGTAAGGTTAATATTTCCTAGGGTATACTGGTACGAATGGTTGCTCTAAAGATTTTAAAATAGTGGAAGCGTTAGTTCCGAATTTGAAGATTGATCTTATTCTATTTAAATTAAATTATTTTTATTTATGGGATCTATTAGAATTAAAAGACTTTTTGACAGATTTCATGGCTTTAGTTTAGTTTAATTTAATTCCGAGTCCTGAGAATTTATCTGTCATCTTTTTCATTATATTAGAAATTTTTGAGGACTTAGATTAGACCCCATCTGATAACCTACCAACATATTTTGTAACATAGAAAGATCGTAGGTATCTATTATCACTCTCTTGGAATTCAGGCTTAAAATACAGCATCGCCCCCATCACGAATAAAAGGATAATTGGGATTATATTACCATAAGCGAATGCTGACAGAATACCAGTTATAAATATAATAGGAGCATGTTCCTCCACTTAATCCATAAAAGTAACTGGATTCTACTCTGATTCCGAAGATCTACCAAATGACTTGGCCTTTTCTTCTTTTGATTGGAAATAAGGTGTTCCAATCATAACTCCAAACTCTCCTCTGGGATCGTTGATTTATCCTTAAACACCGACTGATGCTGCTTATTTAGCTAATGCGGCCCTGTAACAATTCATCATAACCCTTTCTTGATCCGCTGATAAGGCATCTTCTTTCTTTAATTAACCTTATGACTAAAGGAACAATTCATAAGTAACGGTTAATCTTCTAAATAATGTTCTTTGGTTTAAAAATTGGTCAGTGTTTACTAAAAATTAAACTATTTTATCTACATGAGAGTTGGGTAAAAGGAGGTGATCGAATTCTAATGATAGCTTAAATTATAATATATCCTCCTCAGTCTGGCCTTCTCCGAAAACTCTTCTTACTGGATAGATTGATTGATATGAATTTTAGGTGATATCACCTACATGAGCGTATCCAGTATTTTCCCCTTCCCATTTTAAAACATAGCAAGATACCATTGCTAAATTATCTCCTACTTAAACCCTCATTCTCTCAGTCCAAATTGTTTTTCCTCTTGAGGTTTCCATTATTCTGGTTTAAGCTTTTAAGAAATCCCATTAAAATACGGGATGTTAATAGGAGTATTCGTTATCAGTAGCTATCATATCACACATAGGTTATTATTTTAATCCGCCAGTGATAACTACGGTAGCTTCATTATCGTAAGCTTTGTAAATTCCATCAACTGATGGCATAGCTATAAAATTAACGATAACTAATCTACACCCATCTAAAGCTGCATTATGAGCAGCTTCTTTTACTCCTGGATAATAAACACAATCATTAAAGACTGCGACTATATTAGATGGTGATACTGGTATCTTTTCCTTTTTATCATTAATAAAGTATTTAGGTCTTTTGGTAGAGCTATCATAAGGAACTGTGGACAAGTTAACACATGATGGTACATCATGATTCCTTAAATACTTTATATCATATGGGAATATTTTACATCGGTTAGCAAAAATACCTTTAATTAAGGGTCCAGCTATTCTGGCCCATCTATGATATTTTGAAGCAATATCTTCTAAATAATCATTGGAATTCATTTCGGTAATAATTCCGAAATTAATGATATCATTCCAAGTTCTTAATCCAGGATGACCGTAAGCTATTTTATCTCGGTTATCAAATAATTCCTGAGATATTCTGGCGGAATCCCCATTTGATAAGGTTCTGCCGAAGTGACAGTTAACCCAATCGAGGATTTTCTTTTCAGTATGTTCCCCAAATCTTAATGATAGGGGTACTTAGGTCATAATAAATCTTCCTTTTTAATCAGCTTCAAATTTAAAATTCTTTCCTATTCTCAAACCGGTAAATGGAACTTTTTATTTGGTATTTTTGTTATTATTTTATTAAACAATGGGGAGAGTTTTCTATTCAGTATTAGCGACTGAATACTCTGAATATACCTTTTCAGAGATTTAACTTTTTCCAGTTTTATTTTACTGAATGGCGGAAAGTTCCTGAAGTTATAGCTACATAGCTAATTATGTATCAGACGAATCTTCCTAAACTGCATCTTCAATTTATTCTAACTCGAATTACTAAACTCCATTGACTTTCAATCCTTATAGTGGATATGGATTAACTTCCACTGAATGGTGAATCTTAATTTCCTCATCGACCTTGTCATATCTCACCTACTAAGTCCAAAACTTTGAAAAGGGTCTTTTCCCAGGTGTCACGAATGCGTGATATGAGGATTAATCAGGATTTTCCAGAATAATAACAGAAGAGATTCCTGACTTAGCAATATCGGCTAATACTCTGTCGGAAAGATTCTTTTAGGAGATAACAAACATATAAGGAATTTTAGAGACGGCTTAGAAAAATGCCTGGTTCATCTAAATTCCTTATTTTTCTTTAAAAATAAACTCTACTCCTAATCTTTCTAACTCTTTCTTGAAAAATCGAGCCCCTGTAATGGCGATTTAATCTAATTAATTCGTATCTAACTTGGTATCCAATGGTATTGTGGAATCATCCAAGAGGGCATACGAATAGAAGACACATCTACTCTTCCAGGATGGAACACATACCCATCCTTCTGGCATTAAAAGACCCTTAGATAATAAAATCCTGGTATCTTTCTTACCGAGAAGGGGGTGTTCCTTGAGGAACATAAGCTTCATATTAGCTTTATCCTCCATGGTAATGACGAATTCCTTCTATGCGTCATCATTTGCTTT